GTTTAATATTATGGAACCTATAGATTTTGACATCGCATCAAAGTATTGGCGACAAAATAAGATCGCGCATACAAGCATAGCTGGATTCCGCGGAAATTTCAGATATAGATGTGGACATGAGAAAGTCAATGGAGAACCATGCAATAATTATCCAATTCGAAAATCCAAGAAAAATCCACACGCTTTATCCTCTCAAGGATGGGGTCCATGTCGAATTCATAAGAAATATTACCCTGAGATGTCATAATAAACGAATAACATACATTGTAAATGTATATTATTTGTTTATAAAAATGTTTTATTTATAAACATTATATATTATATAATATATAATGGAATATTATTGTAGACATGGTTCAAAATTTGACATTAATAAGATGAATCCCCATATAATTAGCTATTTATTTAGCCAGCATTTACCAGATGAAATCTGGTGTAATATTTTAAGTTATATTGACAATCATACATTAATTATGTTAGCATTGACTAATAAAATTTTATATGAAACTATCAAAGCTAATGTTTCATCTATTGTATGTAAGAAATGTCCTACATATATAAAATTTACAGCTTCGTTTGACAAAAATAGTCATTGTGTTCACATTAATAATGACAGACATTCATACCCTTATGAATTATATCAAATGAAAATAATAGAAGATAAGCCAATATTGTGTATTAAACTAAAATTAAAATTTGTATAATCAAATTAGACATTCAATTTGAGTTGAATATCAAAATTTCTTCCAGCTGCCAAACTAGGCACTTGAGTATACTTTTCCTTACGTAGTAAACTTCTGATATTTCTGATAAGTTGTTCATAACTTTTAGATTTAGGATAACATTTCAGAAAAGCAAACGTCATGGCCCCCTGAAATTTTCCCTCGATATAAGCGTCTGCAGAAGTTTGTTCGTCCCTGCAACCTGATAACATAATTACCTGACCTCTAGTATCGGCATAATGACTATCTGGAACTAAAGCTAACCGTTTTCCACCAAAGCGTTCGTATAAATTCCATTTCAAGTCCATTCCACTACCACTATGACAACAATCTAAGACGACAGTAAGAGTTTGCTTTTCTCCTAAACATGGTAATAACCCGCGAAATTCATCATCAATAATCATACCGTTATCATGATAATCTATAGGACAAAGTGTTTCATCTCTCCCATCTTCCTCATCGCCACTATAGTCTGTAATTGAACCACCGTGCCCACTGTAGTGGAAATACAAGGTTTTATCCCCACTGAGGATAAGCTCAAGAAAATGTTTGAGAATGTTTGCACGGGTAGGTTTAATGTCTGTATCGTCAGTGAGAATAGTGATATGTTTTTCCTTATAACCTTTTTTTACCAAAAATTCCTTTACCTGCGTCACATCATTGATGCAACCATTTAACTCACTCCTAGTACCACGATAATTAATACCAATCAGCAATGCTCGTTTAGTCATTTTTAGAATATATAATAATATATATTCTAAAAATAGGCAAATGTTGTTGGTGTCGAGATCCAAGAGGAATCAAAGGTTCAGATGGGTGTAATGACAATACAGGACACACAGGACCAATCGAGGTGAGCCATGAAACAAAAAAAAAGTCCTTAATGAAAAAAGAAAAACTACAGGTGGATATAAATGGGACTATTTTAACGAAAGTGATTTATAGAAATATTGTTTTATATCAAATTGATATGCCACGTAAAATTATTGTAGCCTCGGGATTTTTTTCTCCCCTCCATTCTGGACACATTGAATACCTCCGCAAATCTAAAGAATTGGGTGATATTCTGATTGTTATTGTCAACAATGACAAACAATCCGTTCTTAAGAAGGGTTTCTGCGCTTTTCCTGCATCTGAAAGAGTAAAAATTGTACGAGAGTTGGAATGTGTGGATGTTGCAGTAGAATCAATTGATGAGGATCGTAGTGTATGTAAGACTTTAGCGATGCTACATCCAGACATCTTCGCTAACGGAGGCGATCAATTCAATAAATGTATTCCTGAGGCAGAAGTATGTGATAACATGGGTATTGAAATGGTAGATGGATTAGGAGAAAAAGTGCAATCGTCAAGATGGATTCTCAAGGAACTCAAAGAGAGCTTAGAATGCGTCAAAGACGGTTATTTATCATAGAACTCACCTTTGAGGAACATACAGTTGAGTTGTATTATACTTAGATACCTTATAGATTATAGAATGAGACATTCTATAATTCTAGTTATGATTGTATGTAATATTCGCTACTTTAATTTAGGAAGTTGGCGTTTAATCTTAGCAATGGTGGGTCTATTTTCAGGTTCATATCGTAATATGTTATAAAATAATTCTGTAATAGCATTATCAAAATCAGGGGTATCAGAATCATATATTGGACCAAAGTCAATGAAATTCTTATAAGAATTTAAATAATCCTGCTCTGCATCCTTATTATTATCTTTTTTATCATAAAAGGTTTCTATACCTTCCATTATAGGCATCCTATACCAACCGAATAATATTACCCCGATTACTATTCCTAAAGCCCATATATCACCCTGTTTTGCAAGCTTTAATGAATACGGATATACTGAATTCCATGTTCGTATAAGTTCTGGAGGTGCATAGGCCGGTGTCATTCTCGGTCCACATAGTTGAATTTTTTCTTGTAAGGATTTTGCTCCCGAACATACAAATCCTAAATCACCTAGCTTAGCTGATATATCCTCAGCTTTAGGATCAAGGAAAAACCTACATTTATTTGCTTTATCCGTAAATTTAATGAGAATATTCTCGGGTTTTAGATCCATATGTGCTAATTTCGCATCGTGAATAACTTTTACGCCCTGAATGATATTATATATAATCTTTAACGCAATTTCTGGATATTTAGTAGCCCAGCCCTCTTCTTGTGTTTCTTCCATATTCTCAAGAAAACTGAATAAATCCATGTCCATCAATTCTAATTGAAAATATCTATATTTACCACTCACAGGTATCATCTTCTTCTTTTTAAGTATTGGATTGCTTCGAAACGCTTTAGTAAGTTTCTTGGAGAAATTAATAGGTTTATAATCCGTACCTCGATACAGCGATGCACGATACATACATACTACATAAGGATCGCAGTCGGGATTTTTGGATAACACTTCAAAAGCTGCCTTTTCATCCTTGAAATTTGCAGCAGAATATTTCTTTGTGATTAATATTTTGGCTGCATACATTTTTCCATCATAAATATCGATTGCGCGCATCAAAACTGCATTGGATCCAGCACCTAAAACTCGATCTAAGTACAAATTTTCTATAATTTTGCCTCTTAAATCTTCTTTAAGACTATAATCCTTCCCGAGACTACTTTTATAACGTTGTATCACGGGAATCTCACAAAATTGAATATCACCATTATCGTCATTTTGTTCATTGTCATTTTGCTCATCATCGCTTTTGATTACAGGAATTTTTGTAAACTTAATTTTGCGCGGCATAGATGAGGATTTTTAATGGATGTTTAAAACTTGCAAAGAAAGAAAAATGAAAAAATGTAACAACTTCAACTTCTAAAATATGGAAGCAAGTTTACAACTGGAAAGAAGTGTGTTCCCTGAGGATACAATCGAGAAAAATGTTATTGGGATGGCATCTATAGATGCCAAGTTTGATGAATCTCCGGAAATGGATCGGAAACCAGTGCATATTGTTGGTGTTATCGACATTTCTACATCTATGAGTGACGGAAAGCTAGCTTTGGTTAAAGCTAGTTTATCTTTTATTATTGATCAGCTGTCTTCTCAGGATACTCTAGGTCTTGTACAGTTTGGAAATACAGCTACGAAGGTTCTTTCTTTAACAAAGATGACCAACGATGGCAAAATCTATGCCAAAACCAAAATTGATCGTATGCGTCCAATAGGTTCTACCAACCTTTCAGCTGGTTTGCTTATGGGATTAAACCTTATTAATGAAGACATCACAACTCTTAGCTTAAATAATGAAGATACTGAAGAAGCTAAACGTTACACGTTAATGTTATTTACAGATGGAGAGGCGAATATGGGGATTTATAAGCCTACAGAACTCAGAAAAGCTCTTATTTCATATATTGGGGTACATGCTGAACGCGTTCAGATTCTTGGGTTTGGGTTTGGACGAGAGCATAATGTAGAAATGATCCAAGATATATGTTCGTTGACGCCAAGTAGTGAATATTACTATATTCAAGATCGAGAAAGTATCGGTCCCCAATTTGCTGAATGCTTAGGTGGGATGTTGAGTTTGGTAGCTCAAAATGTAAAATTAACCATTTTAAGAGATGACGATCATTATGATATTATTAAGATTTGGAAATCTTTGACTGAGAATTCACTACCATCTGATGAAGATGGGTTCGTAGTGAATATTGGAGATTTGTATCGTGAACAGCGCAAGGATATTATATTTACCTTCCGTACTAACCAATCTAGTATCACTCTAAAAGCGATGGTGTCTTATTATGATGTGCTAAATGAAACGACTACAACACAAGATCTACGTCTTGAAGTCAGTTTTACAGAAGGTTCAGATGCCATCATCAATTGGGATGTACGGAAAAATTATCATCGTGTATTGGTTGCAGAATGCATGAAAAACGCAATTATGCTCGCAGAGACAGATCTAACTGCGGCAAAACAAAGTATCAGGAATTGTATTACGTTCCTCAAAGGCGAAACAGGAGGGGAGGAGATGACATTATTGTTGATTGAAGATTTAGAAGCATGTCTTAGGGGTATGGCTGATTATAATGAATATTTTACTATCGGTAAATCGTGTCTACATACATATAGTTCATCACATGCTAACCAACGCAGTTCCCACTATACTACCGCTTACCAAGATGATTTGGTATCTGAATTAATGCATTCAGAAGCCTATTTAAACGCATCTAACGCTATTCCTGAAGATATTGAGGAACTACCAACTCCTAGTTCAGCACGTTCGCGAAATTTATCAGCATCTTACGCTCCTAGAACAAGAATTATATAAATTATACAACATATATACATTCTAAATATATGTTTAGCATTTTGGGCATTTATCTCCATAACGTTGATGTATCCTCCAGCCACAATTTCTACATCTACTAAGGTTTATATGTTTCAAGTATTTCGATATATAGTAATTCCAACCTTTTCGTTTTAAGCGTACACTGCATCCGACAATATCGCAAACTTCACAATGTCGATAGACTTTACTTTCAAAACATCTTATACAACACCGATGTTTACAAGGATAAGTAATTATCCCGTCACCTAAACCGCACCAATCACAGCACATTTGAATAAAGGAAGAGTGGGAAAAGTAGTCACGTAAATTACGTATCAATTGTTGTTTTTGTGCATTATTAATTTCTGGGGACTTTCCTTGATGTAACAAAAGGATTTCTTTTGTAATTTGAGATATATTTTGCCTCTTTAGTCGTGCTTTGAGACGTGGCGGTATAAACTTTTCTATATTATACCAATCTTTATCAATCGCAAGTGGGTTGGTGTTTTTATCTCCATACATCAATTGGTGAGCTTTATGGACAAATTTATAGATATCATCATATACCTGACTTTTAATCCATCTTACGTTTTCTGGGTATAATATTGGTTGTGTATACCATATTAGCCATTTCCATACGATACACCTTGCTAAAGGATTATTATAAAACCATAACATATGAAAAAACGTGCTCATAGGTTTATGTGACATAACTACTTCATAACATTGGTGTTCATACACTTCCTTAAAAATCCGCTCTTTAATTTCATTAGGTAAATTATGAATGTACATTGTGAATGTATAGATATTTGTTACGATATGAAATTTAAAAAATGACAATTTTGTTTAAAAGTATACAATCCTAAATATAGAGACGTAGCATAACGGACTCCTTATAAATCAACCGGTGTGGCTCAATGGTAGAGCGTCTGGCTTCTAACCAGAAGGTTGCGGGTTCGAACCCCGTCGTCGGTATTTAAAACCAATTATATGTATTGTATGTAAAACATACAATAAGGCAGTTAATAGGTAGATTTAGTGAAAATATATGTTGTTCATAACACATATTTTATGTTATTTCGTTTAATGAAATTAACTATTTGTAAAAAATGCAATGCACATTAACATCAGATCTCATCAATAGCGCACAACAAAGTTTTATAGATACCATGAACCTGCCTAAGAATAGAAAGATCGTGATGAATCATGTAATTCAAAGATATCGAAGTACGTGGTTAGGATCATGGTATCTTACCAAAGATAAGAAATTGGCTAAAGACTATACCGATTATGTATTGAAAGAGGATATACCCAATATATTTAAGCGAATCGTTCGTTCTCGAAAAAGAAATCCATTTCTGTTTACTTTTGCATATTCATCAGGTCCTGGGTATGCTCATTACGTATCTTTCATTTACGATCCCAGAACTAAGACATTGTTTTGGTTTGACCCTGGACGGGGTTTGTATCAACAAGGTAAGATGATACAAAATGCTGTATCATCTTCTATGTCAGAAGCTGGAGTCAAGATTAATAATGTTGTAGATAAGACCATATGTAGTAAGGATGGATGTATGCAATGTACGGGAGATTCTTTTTGTCAAACATGGACATTATACTTTATTTTTAAATATCTAGACTCAAAACGACGTTTTGATTTTCTAGACAATTGGGCTAATATGACTGCTTTGGAACGCTTAGATACTATTCGATGTTTTGTTCTAGATATTTTGAATACATTTGAAGCTATAGATGCACAAGCTAATTATGAACTTCAGAATATGTATGGTTATCCACAATGCGAAGTCTATGACGTATTAACACGAAGTTATAACTGTAAACTTAAGGAATAAAAATTTGATATATTGAGTGGTTATACATAGATAGGTGGTTCCTTTTCCTTTTTTAATTTACATTGAGTATCGTGAGGAACTTTTTGTCTCAAACTACAATCATAAGAACATTCGTAACCCATAAGAATCAGAGCTGGGGTTGTTCCCATTATTTCTTTGCTGAGAAAATAAGGCATAAATTGCTTCTGCTTCACATTATTGATATCTTTCCTCTTTAACACACTAGGCATCCATTTGTATTTATCACATGATTGAATAAAGGCTTGTTTGCGGTTTTTTGTTAATTCTAGGAACAACAGTACTGTCATCATATCGTCTATTTCCTTTGAATAATTTCCGTTGGTGGTTATTGTAGCTATATTTTTACGTGATTTCTGAAAAGTGTATAGTTTTTGACTTTTCCTGAACTTACTACGTTTTACATCAATGAACTTTACCTTGGGAACTTGAGCAGCAATAAGCTTGAATAAGTTTATTTTTTGTTTTCTAGTGACAACTTTTGTCTCAAAAGAGATTGGATCTTGAAAGCGAATTTTTTGAATTCCCACTTCGCCTCTACATTCTCCCCGATGACATCCTATAGAATGAAGCGATGTAGAAAGGATATATTCATCAGCTCTTTCTACATTCACACCAATCTTATCTTTGAAATAGCGGAGTGCTTGTGGTATTTGCCCTACTTGATTTAAATGATCTATTATAATAATTATATCTTTACGGACAAATTTTTTTAAATAACTTTGTAATCTTTCGTCTGCCTTGATTGCAAGTGATAATTCTTTCCAAAGATTTTTTATAGATATAGGTTTGGTTTCCATTTTAGTATGCTAAGCAAACTTTGTTAGTACAGAAAACATATTTACTACAATACACGATTAAATTGATTTTTGTAGATTTATTTTTCAAGGAAAAATAAATATGTCTGACATCGAACAACCTTATGAACTACTCTTAGACCCCAAAGAATCGCGTTTAACTCCACTACCCATTAAATACAATGACCTTTATGCATTTTACGAGTTACAGGTAGCCACGCAATGGACTGTAGCTCATTATATGGATGCAATCGAAAAAGATCGGGAACAATTTAGTGAATTGGACCCTAAAGTTCAAAAACTTGTAAAAGGTGTGTTGTCTTTTTTCGCAGCAAGCGACGGGCTTGTAAATATGAATTTGGGAGAACGGTTTATCAATGAAGTTCAAGTGACAGAAGCACAATTGTTTTATCGTTTGCAGGCTGCTATGGAGGATGTTCACGCTATTACATATTCCAAACTGATTGAGGCTTGTATTTCCGATGAAGAAGAACGGCGAGACGCCTTTGAGGCTTTGGAAAGAATACCTGCTATCAAAGCTAAAGGGGATTGGGCGAGGAAGTGGATCGAATCTGATAAGTCTTTTGCTCATAGATTGGTAGGCTTTGCGTGCGTAGAAGGTATCTATTTCTGCGGGTCATTTTGTGTGATCTTTTGGATTATGACACAGAACATTCTTCCGGGCTTGACGACAAGCAATGAAGGGATTTCCCGTGACGAAAGTTTACATACCGCATTTGCGGTATGGGAATATGTGCATTACATTCGAAACAAATTGTCTCAAGAGGAAGTGTATGAAATGGTTACAGAAGCCGTGGATATTGAAAGTGACTTTATCAATTATCTTTTACCTGAGAATTTATTAGGCATGAATGCTACGTTGATGACACAATATATCCAATTTGTAGCTGATGGGTTGTTAAAGGATTTAGGATATAAACCATATTATAACGTCACGCAACCCTTTGACTTTATGGTCAAACAAAATGTGAGTGATACACGTAGTAATTTCTTTGAGGTAGTAGTAACTACTTATAATCAATACGGTGTAGGTGTAGATTTGAGTAAGTTCGACATGGATAAGATTTGTAGCAAATTCAAAATAGTAGATTCCGAGGCCTACAAATCTTGTATAAAATCTGCATAAATACTAATATATTATTATAACTCGAGTTATAATAAGTGACTGAACATAGATTTAGGTAATATATTTTTACAAAAAAACTTAATCGTGGGTACCACTCGAAATGAAAATTATTTAAACTGCGTGTTTTTGCTAAAGATGGCAAAGGCAAAACAAGGCAAATATCTCACAAAACAAGATATCACGCACCTTTCTGAGGCGCAAAGGATGCAAGAGTTAGAAATGTATACAGGGAATAAGAAACAAATCCCCCGTGAGGAGTGGTTGTATAACTTTGAAGCTGGTTCTATTTCTAAGGATATCATTACTCTTCCTGAATGTATTGAGAGGTGTTTTCTAGAACCGTTGACAAATGCCTCTGATAATGTCCATCGATCCCGCCGTTTTGATGTTGTTGCTGGTAAATTGTACGTCTTTGTAAGTTCTACACGCATTATCATTGAGAACAGCGGCACACCTATTCCTGTTGCGTACAAAGAAGATGAGGGTATGTATGTTCCTGAACTTATATTTGGAGTTCCTGGTAGCAGTTCTCATTATACCGAAGAAATCAGACACGAAGCAGGTGTAAACGGCTTAGGCGTAAAACTGACCAATGTTTTTAGTAAATATTTCAAGATAGAGATTCTTGATCCCATCAACAAGAAATCCTACAAACAAGTGTGGGAGAACATGGGATTGGAAGGAAAACATGAACCTATCGTGGAGCCGTATAACAAAAAAGAATCTTTAGTACGTGTGATCTTTGATTTAGATTATGGACATTTTGGATACACAAACCATCAAGCACCCAAAGAAGTATTTCCTTTGTTTGCCAGGCATTGTGCAGATATATCCTTCACCACAAAAGTTCCTGTGACTTTTGAGTATGAAATATCAGGCGCAGAACCGCAAGCCATTGAGTTTGAAGTTGGACATCCTCGTAATTATGCTCATCTATATTTCGGAGAAGCCGTAGAGAATTCCTTACTTCATTATGAGTGGCCCAAAGGCACTAAAATTATCAAACATGAAGATGGACAACAAACTTCTAAAAATCCCAAAGTAATTCCATTAGTGGAAATGTGTGTGGTAGATACACCAGACAATTCTGAGACCATTTCATTTGTGAACTCTATGATGACTCGAGACGGAGGTGTTCATGTAGAAGCAGCACTGAAATCTGTTTCTGATCATATTGTGAAGTTTGTCAATTCCAAAGATGAAGACGGATTAACTATTACTCTAAAACATGTACGTCCTAATATTTCTTTAGTGATGGCATGTATGGTCAAGAACCCCAGCTTTAGTGGTCAAACTAAGAATAAACTCAGTGGACCCAAACCATTTACACCCAGAATCGACATTACAGAGAAAGAAGTTAAACCGGTGATGAAATGGCAAATGATACAACATCTATTAGCAATTTTAGAAGCGAAAAAGAATGCTCTGCTTGCCAAATCTGACGGTAAGAAAAGTCGTAATGTGTCCACAAAAAATGGGCGAAATGCCAATCATGCGGGTAAGCGTAGATCTAAAGAATGCACGTTATTTATCGTCGAGGGATTGTCTGCATCTAGTTATCCCAAAAAATGGGTTGACAACATAGAAAACGGTCGCGATTTTTACGGTTGGTTACCTATTCGAGGTAAGTTCCTCAACGTCATGAAAGCTAAAGCTGAAAAGATTGGTAACAATCGAGAAATTGCCGAACTTAAAAAGATGCTACGGTTGGAAGAAGGGTTGGATTATGCAGATCCCGAAAACTTTAAAAGACTAAGATACGGTCGAGTGGTAATTATGGCTGATTCTGATGACGATGGTAAGCATATTGTAGCCTTGTTGCTACTGTACTTTCATTGTAGGTTCCCGTCTTTGCTGCAAATGGGTTATGTCTACAATTATCTAACACCCATCATACGTGTAATTAAAGGCAAACGTAGCAATAAATTTTATACAGCAGCTGAATACGAAAAATGGAAACGTAGGAATAAAAATCACCACACTTGGAAGACGATCTACTTCAAGGGGTTAGGTCGAACTACGGATGCACAAATTAGGGAGGATTATATGGATCAGCGTATTATTCATTGTTTATATGATGATTATGCACCACAGACCATTCGACTTGCTTTCTCTACACAACAGCGTGATGAAAGAAAAGCTTGGTTGGCACACTTTAGCAAGATTCTGGAAGCAGAAATTGTTGAACAGCAGCCCATATCAGAATTTATCAATACTGAATTGGTCAAATATGGTCAGTTGGGACTTCGAAGAGCTATACCCAACGAGGTTGATGGATTCAAGGATTCTCAGCGTAAGGTAATGTGGGGTGCATTCAAAATTTGGGATACGGAAAAGGATGGGAAAATCAAATGTGGAAACGCTAAATACAAGGAGATGAAAGTGGCTCGGATTGCAGCAAGAGCTGCTGAACATACCAATTATCATCATGGCGAACGCAGTTTGGAAGGGACCATTGTAGCTATGGCACAAGATTTTCCAGGAGCAAATAATCTTCCCTTCTTTGCCAGGGATGGGCAATTTGGATGTGTGGATCCAAACACCCCTGTTCTACTCTGGGATGGCAGAACCAAAATGGCCTCAGATATTAGAGTAGGCGACGAATTAATTGGAGATGATGAAAAGAAACGTACTGTATCTCGTGTTGTTAGTGGAATAGACGAAATGTATGAAGTGAGTCAAACTCATGGCAACTCATATGTAGTTAATAGTATTCATATACTCACTCTCGTTAATTCCAAAGGCGAAGTTATTGATATCCAAATCCAGGACTATCTGAAACGAAATCTCGATGAACAGAAGAAACTCTTTGGATTTAAGGTACAGAGTGGAAAGAAAATTCTTTCCGAGATCAAAATCAAATCTGTAGGTAGGGGTCCCTATTGTGGATGGTATATCGATGGAAACGAAAGATTTCTTCTGGGAGATTATACTGTAACACACAATACGAGGGATATGGGTGGCAAAGATGCAGCGGATGCTAGATATGCAGAGACCAAACCTGAATGGTGGATTCCTTATGTATTCCGTCGTGAGGATCTACCAATTTTGGAATTGAAGGAAGATGAAGGTGAAGAAATTGAACCTGTGTCGTTTTATCCTATTTTGCCTACTGTATTGATCAATGGGTGTAACGGTATTGCTTTGGCTTATAGCACATTTATTCCTAATCACAACCCAATTGACGTTATCAATTGGTTAAAAGCTAAAATAGAAGGTAAGTCTCTTCCCCTTCTAAAACCTTGGTATCGGGGATTTTCTGGTAGCATTGAAGTTATCGATAGAAGGACAAAAACTCGGAAGCGTCGAGCAAAGCAATTAGCGGTACCCGAGGAAAGGGTTTCTGACATTCCAGATCCAGAATCCCCTACCATTCCATCATTATCTGAATTCAATGATAACGAACAAGATACTATAACTACAAGCGAAGAAGAACAAAACAATGATGAACCTGATTTTATGAAAGAAATTGCGGAATATGTGAGAGATTATCGCGAGGAACGGGGTAGACCGTTGTATTCTTTGATAACTAAAGGTGAATTTTATACTGCCAAGAATGGAAAAGTGGTTATTACTGAGTTGCCTATTGGCAGATGGACGCATCCATATCTGAAATGGTTAGAGAAACTAAGAGATGAGGATAAGGTTATCAAAGATGTCCGCGATGTATCTAAGAGTGATGTGCCAGGATTTGAATTAACTGGATTCCAACCCATTCCAAGTTACAAATCTCTGCAGTTGAAAAGCCAAATTGGTATGTCTAATATGGTATTGCTGGATACAGAAAATAAACCACATCGTTACGATACTGTAACAGATTATTTGGAAGTATTTTATAAATTTCGTCTGAGCAAGTATGAAGTGCGTAAAGCTTTTATTCTTGATAATTGGACTAAAAAGATACACGATCTACACGAAAAACAACGCTTCATTCGCGCTGTGGTTAATAAAGAATTGATAATACAAAGTAGATCAAAGGAAGATGTGTTTCGAGATATGAATGAGATGGGAATGGAACACGCATTGTTGACAGAAACGCAAGTGGTTAAACTTACAGAAGATGAAATCACCAAGCTTGAAGACAAAATCAATGTCTTACAAAACGATATTGAAATTCTTGAAGCCACTTCTCCAGAAAAACTGTGGCTTCAAGAATTAAGAGAGTTTGAGAGCGAATATAGAAAGTATTACAAATTGCCAGCTAGAGGCGATAAACTTCGTATCAAAATCAAGACTGGACGTTAAAAGCGGATTCGATAAATTAATAACTTATATCTAATGATATAAGTTGATCTTTATTAATCTTAACCTACATAGGTCAACCGATTATTCAAAGAAATCAGCTATTTCTCTTTTAGTCGGTTCTCTAATACAAACAATAGCAGCTTGGTAATGCGGGAAATGTCCAAAGAGCCACTGCTGGCGTGACAACTCCAAGCGTGTTTCTTCAATGGTTTCCTGTTGCCATCTCCTATCCGTCGGTATTTTCCACCACCATGCATCTTCATCGTCTTTCGTTACGTTTTCTACAATCCTTACTCTCAGTTCCGCTTTCTCCTTTTCGATCTTCTCTCGCTTTTTCTTTTCTCGTCGTTGTCGTTTCCCATTCAAAACATGCCATGGTGTAAAGTCCGTAGGGAATTGGTTCATCTTCTCGGCGTCGGGTCCTCTTATTATCAGAAATAAGTTCTCATATCATTTCAATTTATGTTATTTCATAGTATAAAGTTAAAATTGAATTTTATGTGTATATTGATTTTCTCCAAGAGAAGATGGAGGATATATGTTTTTTCCCGGATGAATGGCTCCTTGATATCTGTAAACAATTTAATGTTCATACTGCATGCACTATGAGATTGGTAAGTAAGAGATGGCGGGAATTGCTTAAAGATCATAATGCTATGGAGCAGTTTCGTATTAATAAAATTTGTATACAATCTCAACACGGTGCTTGCATACGAAATGGAGATTTATATATGTGGGGACATAATATATTTCACCGATTATTGGATCATCAATCAGGATATTGTAAAAAAATGGATGTTAACAACGAAAAAATACATAAGATCTTACTTTCAACAAATTTTACATTGGCATTAACAGAAAATAAGCATCTTTTTAGATGGGGATATATGCGAGGGCTTGGTTCCGCTTCAATACCGACATTGCTCTTAGATAAAACAATTATAGATGTTTATTTACATGAAGGATGTGTTTCTGCTATATCTGAAGATGGTAAATTTTACCATTGGGATAACAACACCGTAAAAGTTATCGAGATTGCTATTCCTGAAGAACGAATAGTTAAAGTTTTTAATATGCTAAACATTTTTGGGTTTACAACTCAAAATGGATTAGCATACATAGCTAATAGAGGTTATAAAGTTTCCTTACCTAGTGCTAGAGATTTTATGCGTATAAAATGGAAAGATATCAAAATTAAAACGGTACTTTGTTGGTATCAAGGTCGATATGCCATTATATTGACAACCGAAGGAACTTTATATAAAGTTGGAATTGGAATTGAAGGAGATATGGTTTCTACCCCTGAAATTATTCGCGATCGTATTTCTAAAGCAATTTACAGAACAGACATTATTCATGCTCGTATTTCTAAAGCAATTTACAGAACAGACATCAAACAAAATAATATTAAACAAATAAATAGTCTATATTATCTAACGCGGGAAGGTTGTATATATCGAAAAACTGTAATTCCGGTCCCAACTAAGGAAACTATGTTATCGTTCGGGAAAGTATTTGTTGATTTTAGTGTAACACCATTTGAGAATGGTGGAGTACATAGGATTGATATGATTGATGCTAAAGGTGAAATCGAACAATCCATTTTAGATTTAGATTAACGGGAATTTGTATACAAGCATATAACCATTGATTTAATTGGATAATTATATACATGAATTAAATATATATATATAATTTTCTAAGAAATAAATTACATCTTTCGGGGAGCGGATTGTCTACGCGTCGGGCGAAGGGCCGCTTCAAGTTGTTTCTTAGTCATTTTGTTCTTCAAAGCTCTAACATAATTATCTTTAGTCACTTTATTTTTACCGGCTGCCTTCTGCTCCTTAGTCAAGCGCGGGCAAACATTATTTTTGGAAGCAAGGTCTTTAAGCTGTTCAAGCTTAAGCCTTTGCAGCATCGCCTCTTTAGATTTGGGAGATTTCTTTCTTCCATTGGTAGATTTCTTTCTTCCATTGGTAGATTTCTTTCTTCCATTGGTAGATTTCTTTCTTCC